CGGCTCCAGTACCCGCCACGTGGTCACCCACGGCAAGGGTATGCCCCTTATCCACCTTGAATGATGTGGCCTCGGTGGAGCTCACTGCGCCCTGCACTACTGCTCCGTGCTGTTCATCGTCATTCTCGGTAACGGTAACCAGAATGAGCTTAGCGCCCTTAGCGAGGGTGCCAGAGAATGCCCCGGCAAGGGTTACTACATCCTTGTCGGCGTTGGTGGTCTTGTCAATGGCGGTGATGGTGGCGTGCATGGTAGCCCACTCATCGGCGATCTTGTCGCCCACCTTGAAGTGGTGGCCCTTGGCGATCTCCAGCGAGGTGCCGGAGCTGTAAGCGGTTACCACCTTCCCGGTCTTCACCACGTTGTACAGGCCGTTGGAGCCAATGCACAGGGGGGTTCCCTCCTGGAGAGCAGCACCGCCTAATGTCGCCACGGATACGGTTACACCGCCGGGGATGTCCGCCAGCCGATGTAGGATAGCCTTATTCACCCGGCTATCGCTTTTGCGTTCGATCTTAAGCATGGTTGCTTTAATTTTGTTGGTTTAACATCAGATTACACTTCCTTGCCTGTGAGGGTATTCTCGGGCTTGGTCTTACTCTCGATGTACGAGCTCACGGCGCTCGAAACGCCATCCTTGTTGGGTGAACCCATAATCGGTTTGGTTTGCCCGGCAAGCCCCTTGTCGGCCAGCTCCTGATTTAGCGCGGTGATGTCCGTTTCCACCTCACCCAAGTACTCAGCAAAAGCCTCCTCCGTGTCGAAGTTCATACGCTTGAAGTCCTTCAACTTCTGCGATTTGAATGCCTCGGGAACGTTGGTCAGCTTGCCTTCCAGCTGCTGAAGCCTTGTTTCGGTCACCTTCTCACCCTTGAACGAGCTTAATTCCTTCTGAAGAGGCTCAACCGCTGTTTTTACAGCCGCCGCCACAATAGCCGCGATGTCGTTTGTATCGGTTGGCTCCTTTGGTTCTTTGCCGGGTTCCTTAGGATCCTTCCTCTCAACGAGGTCGTACTTCTTCTTCAGGTTGGTCTCGTAGGTTCTGTTGGCGTCAGACACCTCCTTGTCCACGTCGCTGCGCCAGTCCTTCACGAAAGCGTTCACCTTCTCAGGGGTCAGCTTGTCCACAAGGCCTGTAGCTTCGGTTTCGTCAGCGGCCTGTAGCGATAGCACGAGTGCCAGTTGCGCCAGCCCGTCTTTTCGCACGCCTGCGAACTTTGCGGTCAGTAGTGCGAGAATTTTTTCCTTCATCGTGTTCAGTTTTTAGGTTAAATCAGAATTTTGATGAGTAAAATTAGCCGTATTAGGGTGATACAATACAAGGCTATGGTAATAGTTATGAATTAGTTATTACCACGCTGCAATTATTTTTATAAAATTTCGGTGTTTTTAGAACATATATTGAATAGATATACTATATTTGTATCACAGTAATACGTTATATTTTTAACGGCTGGACGAACGAGGTCATTAAGCACATATTCAACTACTTACCCAAACAACTTACAAGCAATGAGCAGCAACAAGGACAATCGCAGCAAGTGTGTACATGTACACTTTAAGGCATCGGGGGCGGACTTCTACTTCGGGTCCATATCAGCCATTTTCGCCCTCTTCACCCGCGCCGATGTGGGGGTAACGCAGAACCGCCTGTATCAGGTGAAGATCGTGCCGGGTAAGCCCTACCAGAACAAAACCTGCACCATTAAGGTTGGCCCCATGTACCGGAAGAGGGGCAATAGGGATAATTCTTTAAAAAAGGTTGGCATATAGTGAACATTTATTCAATATATGTGCTATATTTGTATTACACTAATACGGCAATTAACTATACCACGAGTTATAAAACGGTTTTTATTATGTACATATCGGTTAGTATAAACGGTCGTTTTAATGCCGTTTATACATTGTTGTACCCCGTTTTTTTCTTTGCGCTCTTGATTTCTAAAATAATTAGTGGTTTTGTGTAGGAATTAAAAATAAAGTTGTATATTTGCATTATGGTAAAAGGTTTTCGATATAGGGTTTATCCGAACAAAGAGCAGGAACAGCAATTAAATCAGATGCTGGGAAATGCTCGTTTTGTATACAATTGGGCATTGGATAGACGTATTAAAGAATACCAAGCAGAAAAAAAGAGTGTGTCTGCATTTACCTTAATGACTGAGCTTACTCAATTAAAGAAACATCCTGAATATGATTGGTTAAAATTGTCTGTTGCTCAAAGTTTGCAGCAATCAATTGTAAATATGGATAAAGCATTTACTCGGTTCTTTAAGCAAAAAAAAGGATTTCCAAAATTTAAGAGTAAGCACAAAGGGACTCACAAGGTTGGTTTTCCGCAAAACACTAAAGTAGACTTTGAGAACAGTAAGGTATCTGTTAATAAAGTTGGATGGCTTAAAACTAAAATCAGCCGAACTTTTGATGGGAAGATAAAAACAGCAACCATTGAAAAAACACCTACTGGTAAATTCTTTATTTCAATTACCGTTGAACTACCAGATGTTAAAGTAAAACAAAAGCCTATATCAAAAGAAAATGCAGTTGGTATAGATACTGGTATAAAAACATTTGCTACTTTATCGGATGGAACTGAAATAGAAAACCCAAAGCACTTAAAGAGTTCTATTCAACGATTAAAAGTGCTTCAAAAACGTGCAAGCAAAAAACAAAAAGGAAGTGCAAACAGAAAAAAAGCAAACTTAAAAGTAGCATTGCTTCACGAAAAAATATCAAACCAAAGATTAGATTTCATACACAAAACTACTACTGCGATAGCCAAACAGTACGATACAGTTGCGTGTGAAAACTTGAACATCTCTGGAATGATGCGAAACCACAAACTTGCTCAATCTATTGCAGATTTAGGGTTAGGTAGATTTTACACCATACTTCAATACAAGATGCAAGAACATGGGGGAAACTACCTTGAAATTGGAAGGTTTGAGCCGTCATCAAGGATGTGTAGTTGTGGTGTAATCAACAAAGATTTGAAATTGTCAGATAGGACTTGGGTTTGCAAGTCTTGCGGAACAATTAATGAAAGGGATGTATTAGCGGCAAACAATATCTTAAAGTTTGCTCTAAACCCTAAAAATAAAACAACCGATGGTATGTCGGGGATAGCCTGTGGAGATGTTGGCGTTAGTCAAGTCGATGAAGCAGGAACTGTTTTAGGTCGCTCTTTGCGTTCTTAAAATGGGGTACAACTAAATAATAATAAAGACATGAATGCAATCTATAATCATTTAGTAATCAAGACAGTAGCAGATTATTACAATATGCCTTATAAGGTATTGCTGCAACATAATAGTTCTAGGGCTTACAAATACGTAAAGCTTAGGCAGATAGTAATGTATATAATTCACAACGCCAGCTTATACACGACATCGGAAACCGCTTCCATTTTCTCAAAAGACCACGCAAATTTGTTCTACTCTATAAAAACAGTGCAAGCGCAAATTGACACTAATAAAAATTATCGAGAGGATATTGCCAAAATACTGGAAATCCTAAAAGAACGCATTACCGAAAGAGGTATAGAAGTTAAGGCAAATGCTGAATTAACATCGTGTTGTTTTAAGGAAAAGGGTTTGGAAATACATGGTAAGATAGGAGATAATGGCATGTGGAGTTATGTTGTAAGGAAAAAGGGAAATTACTTTATCACAATGAAAGATTTGCTAACTTGCAGAAAATTAATATGCAAGGATAAACTTGCCCTAATTATTCCTGAAACCGAAAAGGCTAAGATGGTGGAGTTACGAGAATATTAACTAAATAACCGAAAAGATGAAGAGGTTGTTATTGCTTGTTGTTGTGATGTTGCTGCTGGTTAATAGTACCAGCACAACGCTAAAGCCTATACCCACAAATAATTTAACCAACAAAAGCAGCAATAACGGGTTGGAGACGTTTAGAAAACTATTAGCACAAGCCGAAAGCGGGTGTAATCCCGATGAAATTAGTGCATCTGAATACTATCGTGGCTTATACCAAATAGGTAGGGCGGCGGCGCAGGATGCTGGCGTATGTTACGATTCCTTATTAGATTCTTCTTATAGCGAAATGGCATTGTTAAAGGTAATGCAGCGTAACAAGGAACTAATAGGAGATTACTCGCATTATCTAGGAAAAGTGATTGATAGCGTGCGGGTAACGGAAGCGGGGATACTGGCGGCGGCACACCTGCGGGGGCATGTTTACGCCAGGATGTGGCTGGAGACAAATGGGAGAATAAATGGAAAGGATGCTAATGGAACATCGGTTAGAGATTACATGGAACTAATGCAGGAAATAGAAACCATAAACCTAAACGAATTATGAATCAAGATTATAAACAGCAAGAACTTTTCAATACCCCGGAAACCCGGCCTGAATTATACCGCGTGTTACCGGCTGGTGTTGCGTTGGGGCCTGAATTTATCGACACATCTAACAGGGCTGACGATAAACACTATTGGTTGATGCCACCGGATAAACTGGAACCCTTACAGAATGAGTTTAACTTTGATTATGACCCATGCCCCTTTCCGCGCCCTGAAGGATTCGATGGGCTGGAAGTGGATTGGGGGAAAAGCAATTGGGTTAATCCACCATTTACCGGAATGAAGCGCAAAGGAAAGCGAAAAATAGGACCTATGGCGTGGGCGAGAAAAGCGGTGGCCGAAGCCGAGAAAGGAAACACAAGCGTTTTAATACTACCAATTTACCAAGTTAGGGCAATAAGTTGGTTAGAGGACCAAGGCGCGGAAATTAGATATGCAGGAAAAATCCGGTGGCTTGCAGTTGAAGATAATACACCGAACCCTTGTAAAAGTTCAGACATTCAGCCCTGCTTGTTGCTGATTGTGCGCGGGGACACTTGCCGGTAACGGTCGGCAGTATGGTTAGTTGC